CGCACAAGGAGGAGGAAACGAATGATTGCTGACTACCCCTTTAGAGGTAGCCGGGCATCCCTGCCTGAACATCATGTTCATTTGTCGCTTCATGCGTAATCCGTTAATTGGTGGTTATTTGTTTCGCCAGTTTGGATCGGGGTCGGGAACGTAGATCCCCCGGCTCGCCAATAGCGTTGTGCAATTCGTGTAAAACTCCGCTGCCTGTTTAGTGTCACTCTGGCTTAGCGTAATCCGCTTTCCATCGTCATTAAAGATCGGGCATAGGTCGTAAAGCAAATCTTTAATGAGGTCTTTCGAGGGTGCTACTCCGGTAGGTAAATCATCCCTGACCATTTCCCGCAGAAAAGCGGAAGTATCCCATCCATTGTCGTCACAGAAGGCAATGACCCGTTCAATCATGAGGCCGAAGATCGCGCCTAACTGTGCTTCGGATTTAGACTTACGGGCCTTACTGACCCGCAAGGTGTAATAACCCGTCGGGGCCTCAACGAAAAACTGCATGAGTCGCTCCCTTGCACCCCGCGGGAATCTCATCTTCTGGCCGTCGATCTTCTGCATCCCTGCTATCTCTATCTTGCTTTCCATTTTTAGCGTCCCTGCCGTAAGTGGTTATGCTGATACTTGCTTCCAGTGTGCCTGGCCGTGGCATTTTGAGCATAACCACTGCACATTCAAAGGCTCGTCGTAGTTGGGGTGGTGGGCCTGCGGCTGGCATTGTTTGCCACATTTTTCGCATTTGTTGGGCCTGATAATTTTGCCGTCCCGCAGCCCGTTTGAGATTGCGTAATTGGCTTTTCGTTTTCGTTGTTCACGGAAGTACCCCGCCTTGTATTCCTTAATTCTTTGGGAATTATTTTTGCGATATGCCCTCATTCGTGCAACATGCTTCTGATCTCTTCCGCCTCGCCTGCGATTCCTGTCTCTTTCTCTAACATGGGGCTGCTTGTCGTAAATTGCCACACGGGCTTTGACGCACTCTTTGCATATATTCAAGTGCCCATCGGCCATTTGACTGTGAACATAAAATGCATCCAGCGGTTTTTCCGTATTGCATCGCTTACAAGTTTTCATGGAATCCCTTCCTGTTTAGGTTACATTAAAACGGAATTTGAGTATCATCCATTGGCGGGGCGTCGTTCAGGTTGTACTTGTCCTCAAACGATTGCTCCGGTTCAGGCTCTTTTGCTTTCCGTTCCCCGACAAACTCAAAGTTCTCCACAAATACCCGGAGTTTGCTTTTCTTCGAGCCGTCCTGCGCGTTCCACTGGTCAAACTTCAGACGCCCCTCGACGAATATCGGGTCGCCTTTCTTGAAATACTTGTTGACCACTTCCGCCCGCTTGCCGAACATCTGGAGGTCAACAAAACACACCTCCTTCCCTTCTGATCCATCCTGTTTCTTGAATCGCCGGTTGATCGCCAGCCCGAACTCCACCACCGCCGTCTGACTCGGCAGATACGACAACTGCGGGTCCCGTGTCAGATTGCCGATTAGAATTACTTTGTTATAGTTTGCCATTACGCCGTCTCTCCTCTCCCGTTAATTGCCAAATTGTCTGCTTCTTCTGCCGAAACATCGTCAACAGTTTTAGATTCAACCTTTTTGAGCCGTTCCTTGAGGCCCTGAACGCCAGCCTGCATACCGCCAGCCATATCAGCGGCATGGTTGTAATCGAACTGCTGGTCATCGGTCTCGATGGCTTTAACGAGGTCTGGGGACATTGGCAGGTATTTAACTATTCTGCGGACAACAGTTTTGCGGGCCATCTCTGCAAAGTCAGTAACCCACGGGCCGTTCTCTTTGGCCTTGCTGCGGTCTCTGATACGCTCGACCTCATCGAGGGTCATAATCTCAAGCTGTCGGCTTCCGTCTTTGAGTTCGGCAACAGCGTAAACACAAACAATCTTGCCTCTGTCACCGCCCAAATAAGGCTTATGAATAAGTTTCTGGTCGAGGCCGTACTCGACATCGAATTTATCCTTTTCGTAAACCACACGGCTTTCTATGCGTGAGATATTGCCGCTTCTGCGGGCAAGGTCGATAAGGCCCTGATAGCCCGCTATAAATTGGCATTCAAAAGCTTTGATTTTGCCGTTGTAGTAAGGAACTAAATAACCTTGTCCCAAAGTCCCAACGCAGTCCAAACCAAGCTCTGCGGACTTCATAACCGATTGCAGAAAGCTCTGCGGGGTGCATTCAAAAAGTTTCGGCTGCCTGCTTGCCGCTACAAGTGCCAGCTTGACAATGCGTTCCTTTGTGATATGTTTCGGTGCTACATCTGCGAGGGACTTTTGGAATTGGTCAGAGTTCAGAAGTCTCTCTAAACTCTGCTTTGCTTTTGTGAGTTGATTAGCATTCATTTTTCAGATTCCTTTCTTATTTAGCTTTCTTAAACCGAGCGACTCGGTATTTGGTGATGTTTGCGAACTGAGCAGCTATTTCAGGCAGTTGGTCTTTGAGGGCCTTTGCGTCAATTCCGCTGCGGCTCTGCTCAAAATATGTAACCTGCCCGAATGAACAGTTACCGCACTCAGCCTGTCCCAAAGCGGTCAAAACTTCTGCCTGTGCAGCATCGCACATCTTTTCAGCATCACGCTTGGCCTGCTGTGCATCGAGCCACTTTTGAACAAGCTCATCGGGGACATCAACAACACTGTTCGGCTCCCGGATAATTCGCTTAATCATCAGTGCTGACGGGGTAACATTTGCCGGTGGAACATCGGCTTGAACGTGCTTATCCCAGAACTCGATAGCCTTCTCGCAGATGATATTTCGCAGCTCTTTGTCTTCCGGGACGTGGAAAAGCTGAAAGCCTCGACCGCCCAGAACCGCTGCGATATGACAAATATCTTTGTCAACGCACAGCATATGTACGTGTGCCTGTGTGATGATATGGTCGGGCACTTGGTCAGTGCCCTCGTCCCCCCAATTGCCAAACAGCGGGCCGGTAATGCCGCTGGTCTTTGCGTCTATAGGCTCGTTGCTGGCAATAACAAGGCCGTCAATATTAGCTCCCAGCGGCAAGCCTCGTTTGTCTTTTGCCGAACGGTATTGATTACGCAGGATTTTACCGAGCCTGCGTTCGGCCAGATTCAAAATGCCGGTTTCAAGGGCGTTTCCTATTTCGGCGGCTTCGCTGCTGATGTCGGACGAATCGACCTTGCCGGTCTTTTCGAGCCAAACGTCATAGGCATTCCGAAATGGGTCTATCCCTAAGATAGCGGCCATATCGGAGCTTCCAATATGCTTACGCCGTAATTCTTTTTGTTGGTCTGTGATAGGCATTGTGCTACCTCCCTGCCTCGTTCACTTAGCAATAGTAAGGGCTGCACGTATTGGCCGACCCGCATTCCGAGCAGGGCCGGGGCGTGATCGCAGTTGGCATAATGCTCTCACAGTCCGTGCAGATTGTTTGCAGTTTGTTATGTTGCATAAAACGCTCCATCAGTCGGCTGTGACGATAGAACGCCTCGCTGCGCTTCTCGCGTGGCCAATCGTTGAAACGGCTCATAGCGCTATTCATTGTCGCCCCTCCGTTTCCTGTATTCAGCCTCTCCAATAACTCTCATGCACTCAATAGCTTCAGCATGTGTAAAACCAGCTCGTACAAGCCGAAAATAGAAATCCCGATCGAACGATAAAGCGTCAAATAGCAGTCTTTCTAAAGGGTCCATGCATTACCTCCTTAAAATAAACTCGTCTTGAATTCGCGTGCCCGCCAAAACTTACTGGTTATGCCTGTTGTTTCGCTTTTGCGTTTTCCGACGAAAACTAAGGCCCCGGCTTTTTTTAATTATAACTGACCTATGCCTGAGAGCAAGCCACAACATGTATCAAGCCTCCCAATCTTGACACCGGCATCAGGATAATCACGAGGGACAAAAACAAACGTCAGTGCGTATCCAACAGTCTTGATGAATCTCCATATTCCTCTGATTGCTTTCATTATTTTTTACTCCGTTCTGCTGCAGAAAGCTTTTTGATTCTTTGTTGACCAGCCTTTACGATTAAGCGTCTGGCGGTATCGTGTGGCTTCCGTTGTTCAAGCTCTGATAATTTGATTACAACTTCGAGAACATCAGGATAAGTATTTTCATTGAAAGTAAGTTGCTTAATAGAATCAGCCATAACTTTGCCCTTATGAATAATTATTGACTTTCTTCATAAAACATCATAATTCATATCGGCACTATGTCAAGATTAAATTATGAAAAATTACGATATTTTATGTTATAAGGTTTGCAAATGTATGTGCATAATACACTTATGACGGAAAAAAATGTTTTATTACAAGGCAAAGTTTCAGAGAAATTAAAACAAATCAAATGCAACAGCAGGCAAATTGGAATCAACTGAATACAACCTTAATGAATATGCAACTACGGTATGGCAGGTAGATCAAGGATAATTCATGTAGGCTTGGTTTAGGTTTGGTATAGGTTTTATTGATAAACAATGTAAAAGATGGCACAAATAAGAAGATGTTCAAAGTTGATTAAGCCGCTTGTAAATCAAATAAATAGCGGGACTTAAGGTTAAAAATGAAGATTTTATGTTTTTTGAAAAATTCTAATTTGCATCCGCCGCTCCGCGAAGGTATAATGGCAGCCGAAAGGAATTGAAAAATGCTGCAAGCGGTCTTATGTCTGATTCCGGCGGTGATTGCTCTGCCTTATCACAGTCCAACCTATCAGTACTTTATCAATCGCGACTACGCTGTCTTAATCTACCATCCGGCCAGTGAAATGGTCTGGACAGAGATTGACGGCACAGACAACTGGGTCTGGATTGACAGCAAGGGCTATGCATACAAGGTAGGCGATAGATGGTTTTCAGATTCTTTTGATGTCCAGGTTATCAATCACTTCACCTTGCTGATTTTTTTCTCCGAGCACTGGCTCAAGCCGTGGGATATGAGAGACTTTGCCTTGCTGTCTCGATACTGGCAGCGCGGAGGCAAGTGGAGTTTGGAGACAATCGCCAACCTGCTGCACGATAACTGGCTGTGATATGTTAGCCGGCTATCTAACATCCTCAATAAAAACCGCCCCGCTGAGGGTCAGGCAGCAAGGCGGTCAGAAAGGAGTTTGGAACGAAAGTAAGCATATCAAGTCAGGCACAACGCGTCAGTAAACTACTACGGGTTTACACCCGTAGCATTATCTAAGCTTTCGTAAAGCGGGGGCCGGTCCGGCGTGAAACCGGCCCCCTTTTAGGAGGAGGTGATTAGAAGTCAGCTATTTGAATGTTGTTATAACCGTAACAATGAGCGAGATTATGGCAATGACCATCATAACATAGGCAAGGGTCAATCGCTTGCCTTCGTTACTGGCGGCCAACCTGGCCGGGCAATTTTTGTAATTGAGTTTCTGTATCGCCATATCCTCTTTAAGTCCCGGTTTGCCGTTGCCATACAGCGTTGTGTGGTGATCTTCCACCATAGGTTGCAGCCTGATCACCACATCATATATCTTGTTTATCTTGTCATCTCGCTCTTTGTCCGTCATGCTACCGCGCTCCTTTTTCTTATTTGACTTCCGTGCCCAACACAGTATTCTTAGGTCTTATGGCTGAAGATTGGAAAAAAGTATTGAAAGATTTCCCAATGGACGCTCTCCGAATGATTATTGAATGGGGAATATTCATCGGCATCATTGCTCTTTTTGTCTATTTGTTCGGCGACTAAAACCCTCCGCTTTTTCGATCAATTTCCCTATTTTTTCGTAAATTTCCTTTCTTTCTTTGACTGTTTTGGCATTGTGTAGTTTCTTCCAATACAGGCTAAGCATATCTCCGATTTTATTGTATGCCGCCCGCTGTTTCCGTAAGCCATGCAATAATAAGGTTTTACATGCGCCTTATTCCGGACGCGTTCTGTCCTTAGTTCTCGCATGGCTAACTCCTGTCAAAGTTTTTTACAAGGTTCTGTCAAACATGGCTTCATTGGGTTTCGAAAAAAGCATCAAAAAATGGCGGGTTCGGTGGCGTTGCCAGCGGAAAGGGAAGCTGTTTCAGGGGTCCAAGACGTTCCTTGAAAAAGGTCAGGCGATCCGGTTCTATGCCGAGATGTGTGAGCAGGAAAAGCTATTCAAGTCGGGCCGGGATCAGGTAGCCGATTCTCTGAAAGAATCCGTCGAGGAGTATAAGCGTCATTGTCGCCGGTTTACCGACCGCACACAGGAACACTACCAAAGAGTTATGGATAGGTTCGTCGAGAGCCTTCCTGCCGGCCTCAGCTTCGCCCAGGTGCAGCCCTCGCATATCCGGGCGTATCTCTACGGCCTTCAACGGGAAAAGCTGTCAGATCGCACGCTGAACGCTCATTTGACCGTCATAAAGTCATTCTGCCGGTTCGTCAGCAAGAACGCCGATTTACCTAATCCCGCCTCTGCTGTCAGTATGCACACCGAAACACCGCCAAACGTGAGGATACTTCAACCAAAAGAATACGAAAAGATTCTTGCCGTCTGTACTCCACTTGCCAGAAAGAGGATTATCTTTCTCGCCAACACAGGACTGAGGGCTACAGAGTTTGTTAATCTCAAGTGGGAAAATCTCTCTCCTGATTGGAAATCTTTGACCATTGTCGGAAAGGGAAGAAAGAAACGGATCGTCCCCCTAAACGATTCCTGCCGTGAAATACTAAAACAGGGGGGTCAATCAGAGTACATCTTTCCATCAAACAAGGGCGGGCAGTTGGGCCGTAAAGCATTGGTGCTAATGTTCCACTCGCTGGCTGACAAGGCAAAAATTCCCGCTTTCGGCCCTCATGCCTTACGCCACTACTTCGCTACTCAATTACTTCTCAAAGGTGTCTCAATCGAGTTGGTCAGTAAGATCCTCGGCCATGCCTCAATCGGGATAACCCAAAGGGCGTACATCCACATATTGCCCGAAAATCTATCGGGCTTGACAGATGTTCTTATTTAGTTTTCAAAGAGCTTATTCATTGGAGCCGGGCTGAACCGAACAGCCGTCACACAAACGCTCTGCCACTGAGCTACGGCCCCGGTTGGCCCCGCATCGCAGAACGGGGTCAGGTGCATGACTCGCTTTTAACTTCCACATTCATTTCCCCTTTTTCCCCGTTGTCGGTGGTGTAGGGGAGGGTTTCCTTTTCGTAGAGTTCCCATGAACCGCCGTCGAGATTGCCAAGCGTAAATCCCTAACGTTCAGCTTGCCCGACGTATATTGCTTAATGGCTTTCACGATTAGGGTTGCGAATGCCTTGTTGGCATCGCAAAGCCTACATCCCTCGCAATTTACACAGATCCTTGCCATAAACGCTCCCTTTCCTAAATTTCCTAAATTAACCTTGACAATCCTTTTCGGGTTTGGTAGATTCATATTTCCCAACGGAGGGGGTTTTCATTTCACGGATGTCAAGCTCTTTGAGACGCTGACGACAGAGGAATTGTATTTCCCCGTCCTGGGTCCGCATGTCGGCTTTGGACGCCCGCTCCAAAATTTCCTTTGTTTCGTCTGTTACGTAAATGTTTGGCATTGCTCTGTCCTTTGAAAATACTTTTTTTATTCAAGTATGAAAAAAGTGTATGTTTTCTTTGTCGGCATGTCAAGTATATTTCTTTGGTATTTCTTTATTTTTTCTTTGTTGACTGTGTAAGTTTTGGAGGAATAATGCTTTACATGTCTGAAAAAAAGATAAAAAAATCCGGCAGGAATTTTTACATCCCGGAATGGGTAAGTTCGGTTCTGGACGCAGAGGCAGAAAGGTACGGAGGGCCTGGAGTTGTTGTATCCAGTGCAATCATGGCGTTTAGTAAACTCTCAAATGAACAAAAAGCGGAGGTTGTAAAGACTTTTCGCAATGAGGAAGTGGAGCGGGCGTATCTGGATACGCAATCTATAGTTGAAAATGCCGCTCAAGATGAAGAAGCAGGCAAAAAACGAACTCGACAGAGGCGAAGTTCAAAAGAATCTGCCTGATCTTTTCTATATACAGATGCAATTCAAAGTTGTACGTAGCCATAATGAGAGTATTTCGGCCAAGAAACAGGAGAGGGTTAAGAGATGAAACAAATTTTTGTTTTATCGCTGCTCTTTTCGATCGGGTGTATTGATCCACTGGAAACAGAAAATCGAGCCAGATTAGAGCAAATTCAAACTGAAAAAGCCGAATTGTTGCAGGAAGGTGAAGCCCTTCAGCTTGCAATCAATGAATGGCAGGAACAATATAAAGCCTTTATTGGTGTTCTAACTGATGAAGAATTAACAACTTACAATGATTTAATCAATAAAACTGATTTAACAAGTTATGCTGGAATTGAACTTTTCAAGAGGGAATGCAGAAAGATATTGGATGATGATGGATATAATATGTTGGTATTTCTGGCCGAAAGAAAGCAGGACATAGACAGTAGTATTCAGGACCTGTTTTCTCGCGCGGAGAACCTTGTTAAAGAAGAATCAAATCTAAATCAGCAAGTAGCAACAGCAGAATACAATCGTCGTCAGGCAATTCAGGCCTTTGGTCAGTCTTTACAGCAAAGCTCATATCAAATGCAACAGCAGGCAAATTGGAATCAACTGAATACAACCTTAATGAATATGCAACTAAAAATGAGATAAAGCGGGTGCCGGTCCGGCGTGAAACCGGCCCCCTTTTAGGAGGAGGATGATGAACGCCACTGCTATTTGAAATTTGTGATGATCGAGACGGCAAGAGAAATAATGGCTATGACCATCATAATATAGGCAAGGGTCAATCGCTTGCCTTCGTTACTGGCGGCCAATCTGGCCGGGCAATTTTTGTAATTGAGTTTCTGGATCGCCATATCCTCTTTAAGTCCCGGTTTGCCGTTGCCATACAGCGTTGTGTGGTGATCTTCCACCATAGGTTGCAGCCTGATCACCACATCATATATCTTGTTTATCTTGTCATCTCGCTCTTTGTCCGTCATGCTACCGCGCTCCTTTTTCTTATTTGACTTCCGTGCCCAACACAGTATTCTTAGGTCTTATGGCTGAAGATTGGAAAAAAGTATTGAAAGATTTCCCAATGGACGCTCTCCGAATGATTATTGAATGGGGAATATTCATCGGCATCATTGCTCTTTTTGTCTATTTGTTCGGCGACTAAAACCCTCCGCTTTTTCGATCAATTTCCCTATTTTTTCGTAAATTTCCTTTCTTTCTTTGACTGTTTTGGCATTGTGTAGTTTCTTCCAATACAGGCTAAGCATATCTCCGATTTTATTGTATGCCGCCCGCTCTCTCGTTTCCGGCTTGGTGATTGCCTTTGATTGGTATTTGCGATTCAGGGCATCTCGTCGCTTGTAAAACCGCTCAATTTGGGCCTGTGGAGCGTAAGGGTCTCGCGTGAAAAGCGTTCCAATGACCGGTAAATCCGGCAGGCCGGTTTCGTAATCCCTTTGTCCGGCTATGACCTCAGCCCCTCTAATGGTTCGCCGGTATAGGCCGCCTGACAAATTATCGACCGCATATTCCAGCTTGGCAGGCGAAACATTCAGGGCCTTGCCGATGTGCTTCATAAGTTCGGTTGTGTATGGGCCGTACTGGTCTGCCGGAAGCCTTCCTTGGGCTGACATCGGAACAATCGGCCTTCCCGCCCAATCCTTATTTGCTATCAATTGTACGGCTATTCCAACGGCTGGAATGCCGCCGATAAGCCAGCGACTTCCAAACGGGTTCGCCTGATCCAGTATATTTACCAGTGAGCCGGTAAATTCTTCCGGGCGGTCATTGTATGCGGAATCAAGAGCCGCCACAGGCATTGATTGAAATACGTGCCCTAATTCAAACGGAACCGGCAATCTAACAATTGTCTCCGTGCCTGGAAACCTGAAATGCAGATAATTGATTTTTTCATAATCAGGCAAGTTCTTGTACCAGTCCTCATCTTTGTATTTCCACCAAAGACCGATTGCCGGGATGGTCAGGTATGCCACTGACCGAATCGCCGCCTCAATAGGCCGCTCCTTGAATGTGCGAATGATTTTGTCCGGTCCCTGAATAGCGGCGTTGAAGAAGGGTATTAGCTGGTTAAGGTACTTGGCATACACGCCGTGACGGGTGAAATTGGTCGTGACGTCCTGAGCCTGATTCAAAGCATAAATAGCAGCATCAAGCGTACCTTCGCCATATTTAGCCGCAGCATCTTTATAGGCCGCTTCAAATTCAGCGATCCTAACGCCGGTTTCGGTAATGCCAAATAGTTCACGCAAGGCATCCACCGGGTGCAAAACGGTATGCAGGGCATACTTTTTACCGTTTGACGCGAATAACTCGGATTTTATGGCCTTTAAT